GTAAATTGCGGCAAGCTGACATTGCGACCGATGACGATGATGTAGCGCGTGCAGAGATTGACGCGGGCGGTCTGGATGACGATGATGATGGCACCGATGCGATTTGATGACCAAAAGCCCGATTCCGATCAACCGCAGCCAGAGGAGCCGGTGATATTTGAGTTTGAGCGCTTTTCGGATCTCGTCGCATGGCTACTCGATCACACGCAGGAACCGACTTTTAACTAATGGCGGATGACTATTTAGAGCGCGAAATCGAGAATCAGGTCAGGCTTGAGCGGGCAAAGGCCGGGCAGGACCGCAAGACGCTTAAGATTTTTGCGGCGATTGAGCGCGTGATAAAGGGCGGGTTTGCTGATCTGGATGATGACCTTACGGGCAAATCACGGCGGGCGATTGAGGCGTTTTTGCGCAAAGTTGAGGCGCAAATAAAAGCCGTTTATTTGGGCGAGATTGAGTTGATATTACCCGAGCTGGAAAAAACGGCGGGCGTATTTGCGGCGCTTGAGTCGGCGGCGCTGGCTGAGTTCGTGCGGGGCGATTTGGGGCTTAAAATCGTGACTAAGGCGGAGGCGTTTGCGGCAGCGCAGAGGGTGCCTTTACCGTACAGCGGCCAGCCGTTAAGCGCGTTTTTGCGAGAGTTTCGCGACTCCGAACCCGCGAAGATTACGGCGCTGATGCGGCAAGGGTTTTACCAAGGGCAGACAAATCAGGAGATCCGGCGGCGCTTGATCGGCACAGCAGCCAACCGCAGGCGGGACGCAGAGCTTGCACCATTTAAACGGCGGGCGTCGACCGTCGTGCGGACAACGATGCAACACAGCGCGACTCAGGGGCGACTGGAATTTTTTCGCCAAAACGATGACGTAGTGCAGGCGTATCAGTGGAGCGCAACGCTTGATGGACGGACCTCAACGATTTGCCGGAGTTTGGATCGTAAAAAATGGCCAATAGGAGAGGGACCGACCCCGCCCGCTCATCCCAACTGCCGTAGCTCGTTGATACCGGTGCTCGATGAGGATTACGACTGGCTATCTAAGGGCGCAGAGCGATCGGCAGAGGGCGGGCCCGTAAGCTCGCAGCTTAGCTATTACGGCTGGCTTAAACGGCAACCTGCCAGCGTGCAAGACAGCGTACTAGGCCGCAAGAGGGCGTTGCTATTTCGCAAGGGTGGACTAACAACCGAGCGATTTAACCAGCTACAACTGGACCGCAATTTCAATCCAATGACGTTGGATGAGATGCGTGATCTTGCTCCGGATGCTTTCGAGAAAGCGGGATTATAATTTTTAATCGTCAACAAAAACCAAATTAGGAGGTTCCTAAAAAATGAAATATAAAATGACAAAAGAGCAGGTCGATGCGGTGAAATCGGCTATCGAATCGGGAGAGATTAACGAAGACGGATTTGAAATCGAGCTTACGGGCTTTGAAGACGAATACGTTCCTAAAGCCAAAAGGGAAATAGAAGCAGAGCACAGAAAGGCAGCAGAAAAAAAACTTGCTGACATCGAGGCACGCGAGGCGCGTTTACTTAAGGACCTAGAGGCTGCGAAGGGCAGCAAGGCAGAAATCGAATCGGTCCGGCAGCAGTATGAAAAAGAAGTTGCTCAGATTAAAGAGCAGTTTGCACAGCGCGAAAAGGAGGCAAAAGAATCGAGTCACAAGGCTATGATCCGAGAGGAAGCGACTAAGTTTGCAAATGAGAAATTTACCGTTCCGAGCGCAATTGCCCGTATGTATCAAGACCGTTTGACCGTTGAGGAGGTGGACGGAAACCCGGTAATTAGAGTTCGCGAGGAGGACGGAAAACCATCTATCAAGTCGCTTCTCGAGCTGCAGCAAGAATTCTTGACTAATAAAGAGTTTGCGCCGATTATAAAAGGCACGAACGCGCGGGGCGGCGGTGCTAGTCCTCAAGGCGGAAGTAATAGTGGCGGTGCTACAAAACAGGCAACTCGATCCGAATTTGACGCGATGCCAATGCCCGAAAGGTCAGCGTTTTTTCGTCAGGGCGGTGAGGTTGTAGACGATTAAAAAAACTCATTATATTTAAAATACCATGCCAAATACACTCACAGGTTTAGCGCCCGACCTATTTAAAGCGGCCGACATCGTATCACGCGAGCTGGTTGGATTTATCCCCGGCTCTACTATCAACGCGGGGCTCGATGCTGCCGCTCAAAACCAGACTGTCAAAAGTCACTCGACCCGTCAGCCGACGCTCAACACCTCGGTGACTCCGTCCATGACGATCCCCGAGGGCGACAATCAGACGATTGACGTAAAGACCGCGACGCTCGACAAGGTTGCGAACGTCCAGATCCCTTGGGAAGGTGAGGAGGCGATGTTTGTCAATAGCGGTCCCGGCTATCGGTCAGTTTATGGCGACCAGCTGGAGCAGGCGATGCGCACGATCACCAACCAGATCGAGACGGATTTGGGGAGTGACCTATCGCTGGCAGCATCTCGCGCCTACGGTACAGCGGGGACGACCCCGTTTGGGTCGAGCTTCGCGGAAATCCCGCAGCTACGTAAAATCCAAGCCGATAACGGGATGCCATTTAATGGCGCTGTCTCGCTCGTATTGGATACCGCGGCCGGTGCTAACCTCCGCAGTCTAGCACAACTCCAAAAGGCTAACGAGGCAGGCAACGACCGTTTGCTCCGCCAAGGCACGCTGCTAGACTTGCAAGGGTATATGCTTAAAGAGTCCGCAGGCGTTGCCAGCGTGACCAAGGGCACCGGTACCGGGTACCTTGTCGACCTTGTCGCAGGTTACAGCATCGGAGACACTACGATCCACGTTGACACCGGCACGGGCACGATCCTAGCGGGTGATGTCATCACATTCGCGGGCGACGATAATAAGTACGTAGTCAAGACCGGGTTTGCCGGTGACGGCGACGGCGACATCGTGATTGCCGGACCGGGCTTGCGTCAGCCCCTCGCTAACAACGCGGCATTGACCATCGTTGACAGTCACGCGGCAAACATCGCTTACCATCAAGCAGCGGTCGAGCTTGCGGTACGCCCGTACGCAAAGCCCGATGGCGGAGATGCGGCAGTTGACTCCATGACCGTACAGGACCCGTTTTCCGGGCTCGTTTACACGGTTGACCTGTACAAAGGTTACAAAAAGGCGATGATGGACATTACTGTCCTGTACGGCGTCAAAGTCTGGAAGGAGGAGTTTGTTGCTAAACTCCTCGGCTAACCGGACGTTATAAATTCCTAAAGGGCGTTGTTGCGAATTGTGACAGCGCCCTTTTTGTTTACAAAGTCGGAAAAATCCGAATACTACCGACATGCTATTTACCGCGAAAATCACAAAAGAGACTAGGATGATCATCGGCGGCAAACGCCCGCTGGTAGGCGACCTATTAGAGGTAGACAACCGCACGCTAGGGATGCTTGTAAGCGAGGGGAGCGCAATTTTTGTGGAGCCGGAAGCATTGCCCGAGGTGCAGGCGCCCGCCGAGCATCCGGAGCCAACAGAGCCAACGCCTAAGACGCGCGATGAGCAGCGGACAGAGTTAAAGGCTCTACTGGATGAGCGCGGGGTCAATTACCCGGCAAACGCAAAACTTGAATACTTGCAAAAACTAGCGGCTGGAGGCGCTGAATAATGGCATTTGAGATCGAGACAGGCACGGGGTCGGCAACCGCGAACAGTTTTGCGAGCGTTGCAGAGGTGGAGGCTTACGCGGCGGATCGGGGCTATACGTTGCCAAGCTCGGCGGCAGACATTAAAAAGCTTTTGATCAAAGCGGCTGACTTTATTTTACAATTTGAGAACCGATTTCAGGGGTGGCGGACCTATCAATCGCAGCGGCTACCATTTCCGAGGGCTGGCGTTATGATTTACGGATTTGACGCAATCCAGCAAGACGAGATCCCCGCCCGCATTAAAGAGGCTCAGATGCGGCTCTGCGTGAGCGCTGTGAGCGGAGAGTTGCGGCCAGATGGTAACGGTCGCGAGGTCGTTAGCGAGGGCGTAGGCCCGTTGCAAGTACAGTACAGCGAGCGCGGCACGGGCACAGTACGCCCGCAGTTTGATCAGGCTATGGACCTGCTAG